ATGACTGATATTCAGAACATTTATTCCGCCTTGAGCCGTCAGGGGCTTTCTCGCAGCAAACTCTCCCATATATTCCCTGAATGGTGGTCGCCTGAAATCGAGGCCACACCATCTGGGGCGCAGCAAGCAAAACTTTATCTGGCAAGGGCATTGAGCCTTCGGATTCGTCCGATTAGTGAAAACCCGCCGCGCGTAGAATTCGATTTGCCTGAAGAGCGGCGCTTCAAGCGCTCAGCTAAAACGACAGATGCAGAAATCGAAGTCGCGGTAGCGATTGCCAAAAGTGCTTCTCGCATTGCCATTTCCGCCTTTGAGCACGAGTTTTACCCGCCCCCGCCCTCGGCCGCAGACATTCGAAGTTTTATTCTGAGCAAAGGCAATGACTGGGTTGGACTGCAGCAGCTAATTGATTACTGCTGGGACTGTGGGATTCCTGTCCTCCATTTGGCCACGCCGCTCTTAGGCAGGAAGAAAATGGACGGGATCGCCATGTCATTAAATGGCCGTCCTTCTATTGTTTTATCTAACAAGCGCGCTAGTGGCTTTCTCCTATTCCATCTTGCGCATGAGCTTGGACATATAGCGTTAGGCCATGTTTCGCAAAATGGGGCTATTGTGGATGACGAGATTAAGAAATCGGACTCCGACACTGGCCGAGACCCCCAAGAGATTGATGCTGATCGATTTGCCATTGAGCTTCTTACCGGAAACGCCGATGGGCGAATCACTCTTGGCCAAATGATGAAGGCCCCGGCGCTGGCTCACAGTGCTGTTCAGTATGGCCGTCAGAATAATATTGATCCAACTCATGTGGTCCTTAATTGCGCGCATAACAACCACCGGATTTATGCGTTGTGCGTGAGTGCTGCTAATCTGCTGTCCGCTGGAAGAAATGACCAAGAATTAATTTCGGAAGCGGTTTTTAATCGTCTTGGCGATAACCTGAGTCCGGACAACGAGAATTTGCTGCGGAATCTTATCGCGTAAATGATTCTGCTTTCAGATAACGACGTTCTGATTAAGCTATCTCAATGCGATCTCATCGACGAGTTCCTGGCCGCATGCGGTTGTACACTTTCGCAGTGCCATGTGCTTAATGAAGCTCGCTTTTCACTATTCCTCGACAACCCTGACAAGTGCATCGCAAAGAGGGTAGGCAACTCTTCTGCTTACGATCGTCTTTATCAGTTCGTCATGAGCTGCTCTAGGCTAGGTGCGGCAGCAGAAGATATTGATTTTCTAGAAGAAATATCAGTCATATCTAGTATTGACCCTGGCGAGCAAGCTCTTTTACTGCATGCCTACAACATGCATCAAAGCGGCAATGAGTATTACATAGCCACGGGCGACAAAAGGGCCTTGTCAGGCATTCATCAATCCAACTCCGAGCGCGCTAGGAATATTCTAACGGCCCGGGTTGATTGCACGGAATCGCTGGCCCTTAAATTTATGAACACATTCGGCTTTGAGCTGATCAACAGTAAAATATCAAGCGCAGCATCCACGACTGATCGCTTCGACAGTGTTTTACGCATGGCGTTTGGCGAGCACCGTGATGAAGCTCACGCGAGAGGCTGCCTACAGAGCTACCTCGCGCCAATAGCACACTTCATCCGCCCCTAGATCTCCGTCCTGAGTCAATTGGCCGCGCACGATAGGCCAGATCCGGTTTGCCCTGAGATAGTGCTTTGCTATCCTCGTCTACGAGCATGTTCTCGTCACGTGGATCACCTTAGATCGGATGCAAGGAGCGAGTATGTCTAGATATATAATAAACAACAACCAACAACCGAACGGCGACTATGAAGTACACAACGCAACAAATGGTTGTGCGTACATGCCGAAGGTGGAGAACCAAGTAGACCTAGGCGAGCACTTAAACTGCCAGAGCGCAGTTTCTTCGGCGAAGATCAGGTGGCCTAAAGCAAAAAGAATTAACGGTTGCTACTACTGCTGCAACCCATGCCACACGACCTGAGGCCGCCTTTCCAGGGGAGCGGCCACCAGGCCGCTTCTCTAAAAAATATCTTTCCTTGAGTGCGCATAAACTGTCTGCGTATCACTTAACCAGATAATGACAACAACCCAATAATCCCTTGGGGTTTCGGCGTTCGTAAGCGATAACGTAGCGTTCAAACCGTCTAGCGTAACTGAATCACCTGCATCTGTGATTTCGTTAACTGGTCGGCGTCCTCCAACATGCTTTACATTCCATTTCCCATCAGGCTGGTAATATCCAAACGCGACCTCAACATCCTTTATGCTTTTGCGCTTCGCATGTTTTGGATTATTTACAATTTTAATGTTGTCAAGCTGAGCATAAACCAAACTTTCGCCGACTAATGCACGCCCCTTCCCTGTAACATTGAAAGCCCATTCCTCGCTTGCCTGGCCTATATAAAAGGCAACCTCCTCAGCACGCACACTCGCTGTTGCCACAAGCGCAAACAGAATCACTAAAAGCCGTTTCATTACTTTCCCAACTCCTTTCGGGCGTACCAGCGCCTAGTCACTTCCTTGGTGATCGCTATCCCGCGCTCTGACTGGTCAAGTTTCGGTTGGCCTCGTCGTATTCGGGGCTAGTCTGCCCGCACTCCGGGGCAATCTGGCCGCTCGCTATCCAAAGCGCGTACTGCGGATACAACTGCGCTAGCGCCTCAACCTCTTGAGTGCTGATCCTCGTTCGCTTGTCGTACCGCACAGTCCTCCAACGAGTCCCGCCGATGCCGGTGTTCTTCACCAGAGCGTCGATACCCGCCTTATCCACTAGCGATCTAACGCGTCCGTCTATTGATTCCATATTGGTCTAGTAATTTACAAATGTAATGTACAAATAGGCTACATCTTGTCGTATATTACAGATGTAGATTACGTATAGCGCTGTCAATATAGCGCTAAATAAAGACCAACATAGTGCAACAAAGGCCAAGGACATGGAAGGAAACCTACCGCCGATAGACCTGCTCAACGCGCCCCCGGTCATGCCGTGGCGCCAGTTCGCGGACTGGATTCGCATGGGCGATGAACACGACGTGGTGTGGGGCTGGATTCGCAACGGCTACATCCCGTCGCACAAGGTCGGCAAGTACGTGATGGTCAACGTGGCGCTGCTGGTGAAGCAGCTCATGGAAAAGGAGTGGGACACATGATCCGCGCCGCTCATGGAAAGCCAGGGGATGGGATGACCTTTGTCGAAGCCAATCAGCTATCTACGCCTTCCGCACGCCCAGGACTGCGACTGCTCTGTCTGCTGGTCCAGACGCGAAATGGCGAAACACGCTCCCTCCCCGTCCACACGCTGCGCCCAATGCCGCCGCGCCTCTGCGCGGCCGATACGCACGCTGCAAATGGGCCGCGTCGGTGGAATCTGGAAGCCTCTGGTCTCGGAGTGGGCAGTGGAACCGGCCTTTATCTGCGAGAAGCACATGCCACCCGACCGCCCCTCGAAGTGGTGGAGCGTTGCTTACCAAGATTCAACCTCGGCGCCGAGCGAGCAATTTCCGTTCTAGCCGAAGCCCCGACCGAAGCCGAACAGGTCCAGGGCCGCGCTCCCGGCTCGTCGGATCACGCTTCACCGATCCGGCGAACGGAAGCACGGGCGGAGCGCACCCTTGACCCTGCACGAACAGAAACAGCCTCCGCTCGTGAGTGCGGGGCAGCTTCACCGCCCCGCGCTCCCGAGCCCTCGGCGGCAAGAGTGGGATGACAAGGGCAAAGCCCTTGGTGTTAACCAACTTGAGAACACGCACAACGCGAAGTTTTAACCGGTAGGCCAAGTAACGGATCACCTCGGCGAACTTACTAGTTCATCGGTTCGGGATCGCTCGGCCTGCAGAAAGCAAAGCAGCGCAATAAAGCGCAACTAGAGAGAGGAAACACAAATGGCACGTTCGATCATGGAAGTTGCATTTCTCAGCGCCGAGAAAGTCGAGTTCGACAACGTGAAGCTGGTGAAGCTGTTTGTCGGTGACGAGCCGGACGGCAAGCGTGACCTCGGCATTTCCATCCTGTCGATGAATGTCTCCGAAGAAGCCCTGGACGAAGTGTGGTCCGCCTGCGAAAGCCTCGATGTGCTTGAGCCGATCCGCGTCACCACCGAGATCGAGCGAGGCTCCAAGAACGCCGGCAAGTTCATCGTCCTGCACGTTGAGCCTGTGAAAGCAGCCGCTGCTCAAGCCCCCAAGCCGACCCAGCAACCAACCCCAACCGCCAAGCCAGCCGGCACCCAGCCGGAACCGGCCAAGGCTAACTAACCGGGAGGGGCGGCCATGCTGATCGATGACCGGGTGTACTGCGACTGCTGCGGAAACGACATGGGCAAGCTCATGGCGCTGCCCGCGCCGCAAAGCGACCTGCTGCCCGACCTCAGCCTGCCGCCCCACTTCGCCGTCTGCCCTGACTGCGAGCCCTCCGAACAAACCGCCGACCTTGAGCAGGCCGGCGAATGAATTTCCTCGCCTGTGATGGTGACTGGCTGCAAGGCGCCGATGGTTCGCCCATCTGCTCCGGCTCGCTGGTCGCCCTCACGGTCGAGGAAATGCAAAGCCTCTACGGCTCTGCACTGACCTGGGACCAAGTCTCCGAGCTGCAAGGCGAAGCGATTGTTCTGTTCGCCACGGTGTTCGGCTTCCTGGTCCTGAAAAAAGCCCTGAAACAGTGAGGTATCACCCATGCAACACATCAAGACCCTGCGCCGCTCCCTTGGCGCCGCTGCTGCAACCGGCCTGCTGGCTGTTCAACAGGCCTATGCGGCTGTTCCGCAAGAAGCAACCGAGGCACTAGACACGGCTGGCAAAGATGTCGGGACCATCGGTTGGGCGGTGTTCGGCCTGATCATCGCCGCGATGGCGTTCAAGTACATGCGCCGCGCCCTGTAACCGGGAACCGCGCACTGCATGTGCCGAGGCAAACAAACCCCGCTCCGGCGGGGTTTTCTCTTCCAGGGAAACGCCATGAGCTACGAACTGTACGTCCTGATCCTCACCACCCTGGCGTTTTATCTCGTGTTTTTTGGGCGGGTGTGAATATGCGGGCCGCTTGGATTGTTTTCTTTCAATCGCTCTTTGCCGTGCTGCTGAGCGTCGGGGTTGTTGCTCCGTCTGTTGCGCAGGACTACTACTGGCGAAATCTCGCGGATCAAGGGGCTTATTCCAGTCCTCTAGCTGCCTGCCGGTCGACCCAACCTAATGTTGTCCATGTGACCATTATTAATAATGGACTTGCCGCCATGTGTAATATCACGGGCGGTTCTGTTGGAACAGTTTATCGGTATGGTGATACCTGTTCCGCTGGCACTTCTTATAATTCTCAGACCGGCGAGTGCGAGGCTCCTGAACCCGATCAATGCGCCACCGCAACAGGTGAGTTCGTTCACGAGTACAACGCCGGCTCACTAGATCCTTCTGTACCACCTTCGCTGCCTCCAACTTCCATCTGTGAAAGCGGTTGCCTCTACAACCGCACTGCGAAGGTCAAAGGCTGTAATCGGTTTCTGGAAGCGACCACCGGAAAGGATCTGGACTCTGTTTACTGTCAGGTCGTCTACCAGGGCGCCGGCAGCCAATGTACTACCGATAATCCGCCCCCCGGCAGCGTCTTCGACCAGCCGCCGTCCAAGCCTCCAGCCGACAGCACACCTCAGTTCACCAGCGAGAACAAATGCGGCGAGTGGGTAACGAATCCTGATGGCTCTCAATCCAGAAGCTGTACCAGTAACGAACAGCTGAAAGAACCCGGACAGCTCAACTGCGATAACGCCGGGGCTTATTTGCATTGCACCACTGGCAAGCCCGCTCCGCGCTTTGAAGACACCGCGAAAACCGAGGACACCACCAAGACCACCAATCCGGACGGCTCCACCAAGACCGAAACCACCACCAAAACCGATAAAACGGTCTGCACCGGCGCTAAGCCATGTACCTCTACCTCTGCCGAAGAGAAGTTCCTTTCCGGCACCAATCCTGACGGTACGCCCGGCGATGAAAGCAAGGAATGCAAAGGGTCTGGCTGTAAGGAGGGTTCTGAAGGGGATGGCGAAGGCGAAGAAGGTCCGGAACGCTTGGCGTCGGCTGGTTCCTGCGATGCGGGCTTTTCCTGCAGTGGCGACCCGATTGATTGCGAAGTGCTCCGGCAGCAGAAGGAACAGCTATGCCTCGCTGAGGAGATGACTGATTTCCCCAAGCACAAGCCCGCCATCGAGGCGGCTGTTACCGGCGACCGATTCCAGCTGGACGAGGGCTCCGGCGTCATCGACGTGCCGTCCTTCATCAACCAGGGCACCCGCTTTCTTCCGTCCGCCTGCCCTGCCGCCGAAAGCTTCAGCCTGACCACTGCAGGCGGCCGCACTTTCCAGCTCAGCTATGAACCGCTCTGCCGCGCCGCCAGTGACCTGAGTGGCCTGTTCGTGGCCGTGGCTACCGTTCTTGCCGCCCTGTATGTAGGCCGCGGCGTAGGAGGTCAGTAATGCAATTCCTATTCATCGTTCAGATGCTGATCATCGTTCTCGGCCCGCTGGTAAAGATGGTGCTGAAAATGATCGGTTTCGGCTTCGTCTCGTACATGGGCTTCAACCTCATCATTGGCCAGGCGCAGGACTACCTGTTCGGCCTGATGGGCGATGTCGGGCCGGTCATCCAGGGCATTCTCGGGCTGGCCAAGTTCGATGTGGTGGTGAACCTGTATTTCGCCGCCATCTCCACGCGCTTCATCCTGGCGGGGATCGACAAGGCCACCGACCGCAAACGCAATCAGGTCTGGCACAAGCCGGGCGGCACCTCCATCGAAGCCTAAGGAGGCGCCGTCATGCTCGTTATCCGCACTGGCAAGCCCGGCCATGGCAAGACCCTGAACACCATTCGTGAAGTGGACCAGAAGGCCCACGCCGAAGGCCGCGTCGTCTACTTCCACAACATCAACGGCCTAAAGCCCAATCAGCTGCAAGCGCAGTGGTTCGAGTTCGAAGATCCGGAGAAGTGGTTCGAGCTGCCTAACGATTCGATCATCGTCGTGGACGAAGCCCAGGGCTGGTTCGGCGCACGCGATCCACGGGCACGGCCACCGGAGCACATCACCCGCTTCGAGACCATGCGCCACCAGGGCCATGAGGTTCACCTCGTCACCCAGGACCCGCGCTATCTCGATGTGCACCTGCGTCGGCTGTGCAACACGCACATTCACTACTGGCGCGTGTTCAAGTCCGCCCAGCTGCTGCGCTTCGAGTCGGAAGTGGTGGTGGAAAAGGTCGAGCTGAAAACCAGCTTCAAGGACGCCGACAAGAAGTCGCTGCGCCTGGATAAGCGCTACTTTGGCGCCTACACCAGCACCAACGCCAAGCACCATTTCCAGACCAAGGTGCCGACCAAGTTCATCCTCGCGCTGTGCGTGATCCTTGGTGCCGGCATCCTCGTTTATCGCGCCTATGAGCGCTATGCCGCCGAGAAAGCGCAAGCCACGACAGCCACCAGCGCGCCGGCCGGGAGCATGGTGGATCAAGTGAGGGATACGGTCGGCTCGTTCATCAAGCCGGCTGGCGAAGCGAAAACCGATGCGCCGGAAAGCGCCGCCAGCTACATCGGACGGCGCGTGCCTCGGATACCCCAAGTGCCATCGTCGGCGCCGATCTACGACGAGCTGACGCGGCCCGTGTCGTTTCCCCGGCTCTACTGTATGTCCAGCACCGACCCCGCGACCTATGCCCGCGAGTTCGGGC